TCGGGCAAAAGGAGATGTAGATGCCTCAGATGATGAGATATCTCAGTACTCCGATAACGTAAAGAAGCGCATTAAAGAGTTAAGTCGGGCTTATCATGATGAGCGCAGAGAGAAAGAGCGTCTTGGTCGTGAGCAGAACGAAACAGTTGCCTTTACAAAGCAATTAGCCGTAGAAAATAAACAACTGAAAGACCGTCTTTCTGCTGGTGAACTAGAGCTTGTAGAGTCAAGCAAGCAGCGCACCGCATCTCAGATGGCTCATGCAGAGCGTGAGTACAAGGATGCTTTTGAAGCGGGTGATACTGACCGCATTATTGCAGCCCAAAAACTCTTGTCGGAAAATGTTGTTTATAAAAGGGAACTTGACAACTATCAACATCAGTATCAAGCCCCTTTACATCACGAACAAAAGGTAGTAGAAAGACAACCTGAGATTGTCCCTGATGAACGCACCCAGCAATGGGTTGAAGAAAACGACTGGTTTGATAAAGACTCAGTTATGCGGGGCGCAGCTTTTGGAATACACGACGATCTGGTTAAGACCGGATACGTTGCAGGTTCAGATATCTACTTCGAGCGCTTAAACGCTCGCATCCGGGAGGAATTCCCGCAAAAATTCGGGTCCAAGAGACCTGCCGCGAATGTTGTTGCTTCTGCTTCTAGAGGTACAGCGGGTACTAAAAAAATCTCGCTTACAAAGTCTCAAGTCGCTCTTGCTAAACGACTTAACCTTCCACTAGAAACTTATGCGGCTTATGCTGCCAAGGAGCTTAACAATGTCCGATAGAACCCCACGGGATGTAGTAACACGCACAACAATGGAACGTAAAACGGCTTGGACACCTCCGTCTTTACTTCCAGTACCAAGACAAGTAGAAGGCACTTCTTATCGCTGGATCAGAAAGATGATGCAGGGACAAGTAGATGACCGGAACATGATGTCTAAACAAGAAGAGGGCTGGATTCCTATTAAAAGAGAAGATCACCCGGAATTGCAGTATTCGGGTAGGACTACAGGACTTGTCGAAACAGGCGGATTAGTGCTTTGCAGTATGCCTACGGACTTTGTGAACCAGCGGAATGCTCATTACCGCAAGATCACAGATGCCCAGACAGCGGCTGTAGACTCTAATCTAATGAGAGAAAATGATCCTCGTATGCCTCTTTTCAGTGAACGCAAGTCGTCCACAAGCAGAGGCAGAAGAGACTAAAGGAGTATTTAAATGGCTTACCCTACTATAAATGGACCTTATGGGCTAAAACCCATAAACCTGATCGGTGGACAAGTATATGCTGGAGCCACTCGTCAGATGGAAATTGAACCAACATACGCTACCAACATTTTTTACGGTGATTTCGTAAAGAGAGTTGTCGGTGGATTTGTTGAGCTTGATGACGGAACGACCGCTAACACCCCAGTCGGTGTGTTTCTTGGTTGCACCTACGTCAGCGCAGTAACGAAACAGCCAGTTCAATCGCAATACTACCCAGCTTCAGTTTCGGTTCAAGCAAATACCGAAATCTACGCTACTGTTGCAGATGATCCTGACACCTTGTTCCAAGTCGCAGTTTGCTCAAGCGGAGTTGTAATGGCTACCGTTACGCAAAATGCAATTGGCACAAACATGTCAATTCTGGCAACCGCTGGTAACACAGCTACCGGAAACAGCAACTTTTCCGTTCTAAGCTCCTCACCAGCAGCTACCAATACGTTCCCAGTACGGGTTATCGATGTTATTCCTGCAACAGCTCCTTCGGCTGGCAACTACGCTGAAGTAATTGTTAAGATTAACTTCGGTATTCATCAGTATAACAATGCAACAGGTTTGGCTTACGCCTAAAAGGAGTTACTTAAATGGCTGCTATATCACGCGCACAACTGCTAAAAGAGTTACTCCCGGGGCTGAATGCCTTATTTGGTTTGGAGTACGCTCGTTACGGCGAAGAACACAAAGAGATTTTCGAAACAGAAACCTCTGAGCGTTCCTTCGAAGAAGAAACAAAACTGGCTGGCTTCTCAGCAGCACCTGTCAAGAACGAAGGCTCTGCCATCGCTTACGACAATGCTCAAGAAGCTTGGACCTCACGCTATCAACACGAAACTATCGCTCTTGGTTTCTCGCTGACTGAAGAAGCAATCGAAGATAACTTGTACGATTCTCTCTCAGCTCGTTACACCAAGGCTTTGGCTCGTGCTATGGCATACACCAAGCAAGTTAAGGGCGCGAACATCCTGAACAACGGATTTTCAGGCTCTTACCCCGGTGGTGACAATGTTGCATTGTTCAGTAACGCACACCCATTAACCGGTGGCGGCACAAACAGCAACATTCCATCTACCCCTGCTGACTTGAACGAAACGTCCTTGGAAGCGGCTGTTATTCAGATCGCTGCTTGGACTGACGAACGTGGTTTGCTGATCGCCGCTAAACCTCGCAAGTTGGTTGTTCCTCCTTCACTGATGTTCGTTGCAACCCGTATTCTGGAAACAGAACTGCGTACCGCAACTGCTGACAATGACATCAATGCATTGAAGAACAACGGTTCGATCCCCGGTGGATATTGTGTCAATCACTTCTTGACCGACACCGATGCATGGTTCCTGACCACAGACGTACCTAACGGTCTGAAGCACTTTGTGCGTTCACCATTAGCTCAGTCGATGGACGGAGACTTTGATACGGGCAACGTTCGCTACAAGAGCCGCGAGCGGTATTCTTTTGGTTGGAGTGACCCGCTTGGAATGTTTGGTTCCGAAGGTCAGGCATAAGCAACATTTTAGAAACAAGCACTTAGCAACACTAACCCCACCTAAGACGTGGGGTTTTTTATTGCACTTGACTATAAAGAGCGGGAGCGGTATAGTTTTAAAGCTATAACTTTCTAAGGGGTTAAAATGGGCGCTATATATAGAATATTTAATGTGGCAACAGACGCATTTTATATTGGGAGTGCAGTAAACCCACGTAGACGCAAGTGGGAGCATTGGGCTGGGCTAAAGAAAAACATGCATCATTGCAGGGCATTGCAAAACGCATGGAATGAATTTGGTGAAGATGCGTTTACATTTGAAATAATCGAAGATGTGGGGGATGATAAATTGCTGCAGGTAGAAGATATTTACCTTGCTCAAAATCATGGAAAGCCGGAGTGCTATAACACTGCGTCTTCAACTTTTATGACCCCTGCGTATCAAATGGAGGTACGGGCAAGCATAAGCGAGTCATTAAAGCGTAAATATGCGGAAGACAAAATGTATGCGCCCCGAATAGGCGCTACACATACTGAAGCAACTAAACAGGCAATTAGAGAGAAGAAGCTAGCAAACCCTACCCGTGCATGGCTAGGGAAAACTAGGGACGAAGCCACACGTAAGAAAATAGGCGATGCCCAACGAGGAGTAGCTAAAGCCCCAAGAGTATATACGCCAGAAGGGTTGGAAAGGGCTAGGGCTAACATGGTTAAAAACGCATGTAAGCAGGAAATAAACACGATAGATGCAGTAATAGTTAAGTTTCCATTAGAAATTCAACAAAGGTATGACTTTACTAATGCGGTGTATACAGGGGCGTTAAGTCGCATAACAGGGTGTGTATGCCCCAAGCACGGTGGGTTTTCTCAATATGCCGCACAGTTACGTAAGGGGCGTGGTTGTCCTATGTGTGGGGCGGCAATGCGCGGGGAGAAGAAAACGCTAGAGTTAAAGGCAAAATGGAGTGATCCTGAAGCTAGAGCAAAGATGATGGAAGCGCGCAAAAAATGCAGTTGACACTGTTTATATAAGGTGATAAAAAGATAATAACCAAGAACCCCGACTCATACAGACTGGCTTGGCAGACGTTATAGAGACTGTATGGGCATGTGCTATAACACAAATAGGAGCCATAATCATGGCAGCAACACATTTTACCGGTCCCGTATTCTCTCAGAATGGCTTTTTCGTTGGTGCAAGCGAAACTCCTTACGAGACAGTTTCCTCTACAGCCACAGGAACTGCTTCAGCCGCTCTGACTGCAACGATCAATCCTACAGCCGCCTTTGGTAGCTCTACAGTACTTGAGCCTTCTAGCGCTCAAGGCGTTAAGGGTCAGGTTTACTCAACCACCAATCAATCAACGACAAGCACCTACTATATTGGTGTAATGGGTCGTTACCTGATGTCTGGTACAAACGCTTCTACATACCCTAAAGTTGGCGTACTGGGTGTTGTTGGCGATTCTACCGATACCGCTGATGCTGCAGTTATGGCTTTCATTGATGGCGATGGTGGAGAGTCTTCTGCCCGTGCAGGTTTCGGTATTGCAATGACCAACAGCACAGCAGGTTCCGGCTTTACATACGGTCTGGACTTGAAGATGCAAGATCCAGTTGGCGGTGGAGGTTCTATCAAAGCCTACAAAACGGCTGAGATTCGCCTAGCTAATGATGCTGCCGCTGCTCCTGTTGTCATCAAGGTAGGCAATTTTGTTGATGGTGCT